AGGAAGAGTAGTCTCTCCTATCGGTTCGACTACATCTCCCGAGTCAGCATGTGAAAGAAGGCTTATTACTTCGGTGAGGGCACGTTCGTACCCCACCGTATCTGCTTGTAGATAAGCCCAGTTAGCAAGGCCAAAGGCGTCCCTAGACGTACTCGCACTCCGTGCATCCTTAATCTTCTTACCGAGAATCTTGGTAAGCTGTTGACGTAACACTACGGAATGAGCAAATGTCTGTCTCATCTCGTCTTTTTGATCGTCTGTTAATCCGGCTAGGAGAACTGTCTTCATTGAGCGGCCTTAGCTTGAGTACGTACTTGCATTTTCTGAGCTTGTGCTTGTACGTTATCCATACCTCCTGCGGCAGCAGCCATATTCTGCTCAGTACCCAGATTCTCTTGTGCTCCGTTAATAAGACGCTGTGTTTCTTGTTGTTCGAACACGGCTGCATTCGGACGGAACAATTGGAAGCGTCCTAGATTGAGCGTGTCTTCCAACAGACGTGATAGCGCAAGCGCAGACACATGAGGGGCTACAGCTTGATACATCGGGCTGTTGAAGATGCCCCCAAGGTTCTGTACCAACTGAGCCTGTGCAGCGAAGTGGCGGGCGCCTATGGGCCTTAGAACACCATTAGCGGTAATGTCATCACGGGAGATAGTCAGGAAGGTTTGTGCACCCAGATCGTTATCCATCACCTTCACTACGTCTTCACCATCCAGATTGCGACGGCTGGTCTCCAGCATTGCATTGAGCAGGGGTTCAAGAAGCTCAATCTCAAACGTATTAATCTTTTCTTGGAAGATACGGCTGGCTGCATTCTCAAGCGTCTGTACTTCGAAGGCTGTCTTCTCGCCCGGAGTACGAACACCCATTGCTTCCCGAGGAGCACCTGCATACATCTCCATACGCTGCTCTAGAAGCTGGATGGCATTGTCTGACTGGATCACCCATTGAGCATTACGAGCAAGCTCTGTAACCGTCCCATTCTCGTCCAAATGGATTTCTTCACCCGGAGCATATCTAAACTCTTCCACTTCACCGGAGATAACCAGAGGAGGAAGCACAGCCAAATCCATTGCGTCAGCTTTCAGGTTTTCTAGATGGTCGATACGATATTGCATACCAACGAGATTATCCAGAGGACCCATAGCCCACAGATTGTCTGGCCGATTGCGCCACCCAACATGATATATAGGAGCGGACCCCAACCAAGAAGGAATAGGCTTGGAATCAATAACCCACATACGGTCGATAATAGTGACTTGCTTTCCTTTCTGAAGCTGTCGAGTTTCGGTATCAAAGATGTCTCCGTAAAATGTGAGCACCTCAACATAATCCTGTCCGAGGTATTCTGAGTAGTTACCGAAGCCATCCATCAGAAAGCCTTCACTCTTATCGGCTTCTTCAATACCGTAGGCAGAGGCATAGCTCTTAATCTTGTCTCGGTTCTGAATAGCGTTCTTCAGGAAAGCATTCTCCGGATTGGTTTCTGCCATAGAGGCTAGTTGACCAATGGAGATAAGGCTTCGAACAATCTTGAAAGAATCTTTGAATGAATTAGCAAGTGGATTAAAGACAATATCAAGAGGGCTAATTCTACGAGCTTTTGGTCCCACATAATCAATCACCTTAATCCCAACAGCATCCTCCCGATACGAGCTTTCAAAGTCAGTCGTAGCGAAGACATTGCCGTAGTCGATATAATCTAGGAGGAGACGGCTCATCTCGGTACGGAAATGACTCTCTCGCGTTTTGTTAGCCATGTAGGATTCGATTGCTTGCTTCTTTGCCTTAGTAGCATCTGACGATGTGTAGGCATCCCATTTCAGCCAGTCATCATTAGGGAAGAGGGCTGAGAGGTAATTAGAGTGCAGGTTATCTCGAATCTGACAAAGCTTAGGCAGCGTGGTTTTATTCTTCCACGGCAGTACTGAATTGCTAGTGGTAGTGGTGTCCGTAGCAAAGATGTAGTTACGAACTTCTTTCCACTCTTGAATCTTGGGGAACATTTGCGTATGGTAGTTAAACCAAGTCTGAGAGACGTACTTAGCCAGTTCGTCTCGTTCTGCAATGTCACATACGTTTAGTGGGCGATTTGCCATTTAATCCTCTTATCTGAAAGCCACGCCGCCAAAGCGAGAACTTATTGGAATGATGTTTTCACGAATGGTGCTAGAGCCTTTCGACTTAGGCTTAATAGCAATGCTTACAGCCGCTGCAAGGGCATCCTTAATGTCGTCATGGGCTGGCCTAGCTTGAACAAGCTGCTCCTCTAGAACGTCCGTATAACCGCCCTTGTAATGCCAAATCTCTCGGTTCTCATAGCGATGCTCCAGAGCCGCAGCAATACGCTCTTCTTTAGAGCCTTCACTACGGTTAGGACGGAATTCGTCAATCGAGATGGAAAGACCTTCAGCCCGCATACGATCTTTCAAATCACGGACAATAACCGTCTGTGCTACCGTCACTTCAGCACGGAGCTTCTTGAATTCCCATTTGCTGTGTAGCTGAGCAATCTCTTTAAAATAATCACTAATCTTGTCTGTCTTAAAGCAGGCAATGTCTAGCACGAAGATATAGTTGTCTGCGTCTACACCAATAACCACAATTGCGGTATCGTCTGAACGCTTTCCCATTGAGAATGCGAAGTCGATAGAAGCATAGACATTAAGCCGATTGCCACGATAGAACCAATGACCGTCTGATTGCTTAAGGAACTTTCGGTCGTAGTATTGAAACTTATCTCGGGCGATTCGGTTGCTACCGGGGTCGTTGGGATCGTTGTAATACTGGGAATAGAACTGTGTGGTGTCTGAATATTCAGCGCGGATACGGGATAAGACTTGCTTATCAAACCCAAACGCCTTTCCATCCTTGGGTCTAATTGCTCGCGGCCACACGAACACACCATCGGTTTCAACGACATATTCTTTAATCTCCCAAACAGGCTTACGTTCTACGAGTTCTCCCTCGTCATTAAATACATCATATTCTTGGCCCTTCCACGTAGCGTACACATCATTAGGATGGTAGCGGGTGCCACAAGCAAGAGTGAAACCACCAGCATTACGAATAGAAGTAAATTGCGAGCTTTTCTTAGAGACTGAATCTCGTCCATCTTCGGTGTAGGCATTCTCGGGGACTACCAAGTCATCTGCAATAACAATGTCAGCATGCCAGCCAGTTGTATTAGTAGTAAGGCCAGCGGTGGATACAGTAGCATCTCGAATACCTTCGACCTTTCGTACTTCATGGTCAATGCTGAACTTACGTTGGCTCCATCTTTCACGTTTACCCTCCTGCGGGTTAATATACTCAGGGAAGTAACGAGCATAAACGGTTGAGCCAATAATATTTTGGATAGCATAAAGCTGGGTCTCAGCCAATTCACTCGTTGCGGAGACATACAGAATGGTAACTTCTGGATGCCGTGTAATAATCCATGCTGCCCATGTAGCCACCATATGGCTCTTCAGGTGGGCACGGGGGAGCATAATAAGCTTGTTCCCCGACATACCTTCGTCTAGTCCGTAGAGTGTGTATTCTTGCAGCCACAGGAAGATTTCCTTGTGCACCTCTCCATACATATAACCGGGATTGACCAGCCGAGCAAAGAAGTAGAGATCGTTCTTTGCCAACTCTCTTAGTTCCTTTGCATCGTCCGGCATCTTCTCTAGTTTCTTCTTTGCATCTGCCAGCCAGTTGTCAATCATTTCTTCATAAGCCTCAATACGTCTGCGCCATATTCATCCTTGGCTCGTGTTTGGAATTCCTTCTCTCGTTCGATTTCAGCCTCGCTAGGACGGCCAGCAGCACGCTTCTCCCATCCCCTATCGTTAAGCCACTTAGAGGCTTGGAAAGAGCCTGTACGGGCTTGGACAATCATTGCCTTAACCCCTTCACTTCGAAGCTTGTATTCAAGTTCCTCACGCCATTCTTCAATGTGCTTACGGATGGCTTTGTTCTCACTCATCTTCTGCCAGTGTTTCCAGCCGCAGAAATAGGTGATGGCGAATTTGTATTCCGTAGGGTCTTCCATCTCCAGATAGAGTTTCTTAGCGGAGATGTATAGCTTGCCATTATGGAAATGGTCTTGGTCTTTCAGGGTGTAAATAGCGTCTTCGTTGTAGCCCAGTTCAAGGAACAGACTTTGGGTTATGTACCGTCCCATTGAGTCCGTCATCAAGCTTTTGTCCGGCAAGAAGCTTTCTAGCGGCTTCATATCTTCCATAGTAATAATCCCTCTCTATTCTGATTTGGTCGGCTTCACTAGCGAGCCTTGCAAGAAATTCTGAATCCTCTCGGTAAAGTCCGGTGCCTGTGCAGGAGGGCTGAGTACTGGCAACTGTGGCAGGACGCACTGGGCGGTTCCGCAAGCCGTCAATAACAGACTGAAGCTTAGACTGGGCACTAGCCACAGCAAACGCCTTATCGAAATCCGCTTTAGCTTTGTCAACATTTAGTTTCTTCTCCAATTCCTGTGAAGCGATTACAGCATCAGCTTCTTGTTTCTCCAACTTACTGCTATAATAGAAATAAGTGGGAATAGCTCCGATTAATAGACCAGAGACAAGCGCTGCAATTAAGAAATACTTTTGCACATTGCCACCTCAATTTTTCTACGATTATATAAGCCTTCAGTATATTTACCGTTGACATAAACCCACTTATACATGCCCTCACAGGCTTGGGTGTATTGCCCTTGGTTTAGTGGCTTAGCCACCGAATTAGACGCACAGAAAGCCGATACGCCGATATTGAAAGCAAAAGAAGTGAATGCATTGTATTGATTCTCCGTAAGCGGAACATTGATACATTCCAAGATTCCCTTACCGTGTTTAACAAAATCCTTCTCTAGTTGTGCTCTGCAAGCCGCAGGAGACCATTGCTGCCCCATCCTTACATCCGGGCCAGTATGTCCTGTACAAACGGTAGGAATGCCGCCTATGTCCTTATATGGAGTTGTCTTGGTTCCTTCAAGCATGGCAACCCCCGAAAGGGCTGCCGCACTTGCCAAGCCAACCAACCAACGGTTAGCTTTATTCATTAGACTGGGAATCCTGCTGAGTAGACATTCGGAGAGTTGATTGCATTGGTCCCCACCGGGATTGCATAACTCGCCTGTGTTAAGAAGTTATTAACCACAATGTTGCTCTTAGAAGCACCACCACCGATAGAGATGGTTGCACCAGTTAGAGTATTCTTATGCTTATTACCGGATACATAATAACCTACAGCTGTGCTGATATCGGTAATGTCAAAGGTGAGACAGTTATCGAATACATTATCATTAATCGATACGGAACTTCCTCCATTACCTTCAAAGCCGATACCGCAACCGTTGAAAGTATTATTGCAGAAAGTCGAATGGCGAGTAGATTGGTAGAACACACCAACACGACCAGCCGTACGAGCAGCCGAAGTGCAAGCCAGCCATCCATCCGTGAAGTGGATATCTTGACAGTTATTCAGATATAGTGCGGCTGCACCCCCAGCCCCCAAGTCAAGAGTAGTTCCCTTGAACTGAGCAAGCTGATAATTCTGAAGCTGCACATCGATACCGAGAGAAAGAACACTATGGCAATCAGTAACAGTAAGGCCGTTGCTTCGAGCATCATTAGTAGCGTCCTGTTGGAAGATGTACGAGCCGTTGATGAACTGATTATCAAGCGCCATCTCATTCGTCATGTAGAAGAAACTGCTGTCCCGAGCCATGAAGTGACACACGTTATTAGCTTGGTAGTAGTTGTCTTCGAAATA